CCCGCTAAGGTATCAAAAGTACCTGTAGAGCCTCCTTGGTAGTTTATAGGGTTAGTTGCTGTAAAACCTGAACTCATTATTTATTCTCCTATAAAGCCGCTATAATAAAAGCTAACAGCTCATGATAACGTACAGCGAGCTTTGTTTTAACTTCGCCTGTTTCTTCGTCTTTCCAAGAACCTTCAATAAAGACACCGTAACGTCCCACATCCAAACCTTCGTCTTCAAAAGCTTTCTTAAGGTCTTGTGCAATAATACCAAAGTGATAACGTGCAGCATCGCCTTTTTTCTCAACCGCTGACTTAAGACGATACTTACGTAATAAACCCTTGCAAACCACAGCTACACGTTTTTCAGCTTCTGATAGTTCTTCAATGTCCTGCTTAGTATTGATGTCAGACGTGATAATAGTTCCATTAGTTGCGTAAATATTGTCAAAGTACGCACCTGACCCGCCTATATCAATAACGTCATTACGTACAGTGTTATTAGTAAAATCGTAAGGAAGTATGGCATTAAAAGAACTGTAACTACTAAAACCAAGACCTGTATCTCCGCTACCTACGGCAAATACATTACCATTGTTTCCCCCCGTTAGTCCTGTTAGTTCTCCATAGCCGTTTGTGCGAGTAAGAATACGCCATGACTCGCCAGAAGACGTAGATACCGTAACAGGAGATAAGTCACCTTGGATGTCTACATCATTAAACGTACATGTAAACCCACTAAGTACGTTAAAACCTTTATGGAACGTAACGTTACCATAAAAGTCTGTTTGAGAACTTGTAGAGCCTATGTCAAAATCACTAACCCCTGTAAAGTTCACAGTACCGCCATGAGTAAACACCCCTGCTGTTGTAGGGTTTGTTATATTGGCTTTACCTTGAACCGTGCTTTCTAAAGAGGTAATATCAGAATCTAAAGAATTTATTGCCGTAGAAATATTACTAAACTCTGTACCAAACTCAGCACCCTTAATAATCTTAGCAGGGTCTCCGAAAGGTAAAGAGTCCTTTAATGTAAAATTTACTGTAACTGTATAGTTAGCCATTAGTATGTTTTTCCTGTAATTGCTTGTATGTTAAACTCTTGCAAAGACAAAGACGCTCCGTTTACTTCGGATTCTATTCCTATTGTAATAAGATTGCCTGAACCTGTTGCGTTAATTCGCTTAACAGTAACACTGTTGTTTCCTGAAACAAACTCAGCAGTAGAGTTAAATTCAGAGATACCAAAGTAACCTATATTAGCACTGGACGCTAAACCAAACGCTTGGGATTTATAAGAGTTGTTAAAATCATAAGACCACTTAATTTCTACTGTTTCAGAACTACCACCTATAATTGTTGGGGTAATCTTTTTAAGAAATTTAAGCTGAGAAGGGTTACCAAAAGACAAAGGATTACTGTAGTAACGTAAGCTATATGACTCACCGTTATCTTGATAACCTTCATATGTGTTTATTCCGTAGGTGTTTCCTATTAGTAACGTGTCGTCTTGACGGTTACAGAAACACACCATGTTATCAGTAATCCAACGTGTTACTCGGTACGCTCCGTTTTCTAACAACCCTCTTACGTCAAAGCAAAAAACAACACCTGTGTCAGGAAGAAGTAGTAAGTAAAAACCTTCAGAGCCTGAGTAGACACTTTTTATTCTGCTAGTTTCTTGTTTAATAAGTGTGGTAAAGTCATCATGTATGTTACGGCTCACGTCATTAATAGGGTTTGACTTTTCCTGTATAGTACGACCAAGAGTCATCAAGCCTCGTGTACTCAGGAACAACAAGTCATTACCTGTTGCCTGTATGCTATCACGAGCTATACAACCTACGCCACTTACAGTATCAGCAAGAGACATCGTTGCAGGGTCTTCCGCTCCTTGATATAAGATTATAGAGTTATACCCAAAAATAACCAAGTAGCCATTCCAAGCGGCTAATGCCATAATTCTATCAGCACCATCAGCCCATACTTTATCTAAGTTAATACTACCACTAGAACCTGCGTCCCATATATGTGGCGCTAGTAAGTCTGACCAGTATATTGTATTAGGTGCGCCAGTATCTGTACACCACACACGACCAAAAGCACCTAAAGCTACGTTACCGTCAGGTTGAAACGTAGAAGCTCCTGTTTGACTAGATGTTATAGAAAAGTTATTTGTGGAAGGGTCATAAATTCTAATGACCTGACCTTCGCTGAATATGTAAGTTTTATCGTTGAAGTTTAATGGAAGAGAGTCATCATAAGCATATATAGTGTTACCTCCGTTTATCTCACTACCATCAGCACTTGTAGTTTTCCAAGTACCGTCAATAGCTAAGATAAGACGAGTAGTCCCGTCAGCCTTTTCTGCTTCATGGATAATCGTTACAGGTTCTCCAGAGTAAGGAATAAGATAAGAAGGATCCGTAAGAGCTTTTAAGCCCTTCCTAGCACCTATACGACCATAACTGTCTATAACTACATTATCTGCAACAGACGCAAACTGGGGGTCTTGGTTCAAAGGACTGTCTTGAGTATTCAGACCTTTAAACGCAGGAGCAGATATGGTTATATTCTGTAAAGGTTGCGCCATAAGTTACACCGTATAAAAAGTAGTTTCTTCAGGATGTTTAGCCGCATCAAGAGCAATAGCATCTGAAAGCGAACGGTCAGCTGTTAAGAATAACTCAGGAGTTAAATTACCACCTGACTCTCCACGCTCACGAGTAGCTAACGCAGTAGCTAAATGGACGATAGGATGCCAAGGCACTTGAGTGACATCAGAATCTGAAGTTAACTCATAGTTTCTTAAGACTACGTTAAATCTTAAATTATAGACACCATCAGGTTTAGGATAAATATCGACCTGAGTATCTCCGTTTATATCTACAGCGTTAAACGTATAGTACCTTGGGCTTCCTGCTTGAGGATTCTGATTAAGATAAACATTATCGAACCAAGCCTGAGGCCTATACTCCATGAAAACATTTGATGTGTCGTTGAGTACATTTAATATTGTAGCACAATTTGCTGTATTTGTCAATACGTAATTAAAAATATTTTCTTCAGTCTCCGCTGTGATAGTTGTACGAAGGGCTGACCACTGCCAAGCGTCTTCTACCTGACGTAAGGCGTCGTTTACATATTCACCAATAAGTTTAGAATACGCTGACTCACTTACAGTTGTTACTTCGTCTTCACGTAGACGTACCAATACTTTATTTACTAATTCTAAATAAGTCATTATATAGTCCTTTCAATACCTTCATAGTCAAATACAGAAGGTTTTGTTAATTCTGTAGGGCTTAGTATTATAGATGTATAGTCAACTTCAGGCTCTTTTGCTTGCTGTGTCCCTGCTACCATTTGTTGCTGTTGACCTCCTGCAAACATAGGAGCTACAGCGCCCACAACACCTCCTAACAAGTCCCTAGCGCCTCTCCCCGCATCACGAACAGTAGGGGATACATCTTCCTTAACAAAGTCTTCAGCGGCTTCCCAGTCTTCTTTAGTTGTAGGTAAAGCCCTTACCATACCATCTACAGTTTCCTGCATAGGGTTCAATACGTTTTCATTCAGAGCTTGGTAACCAGAAACAATAGCATCTTTAGTAGGCTGTAATATACTATCGTCTATCTGCTTCATCCATTCAGGAGTGTCCCAACTAACAGATGTATCTAAGTCAATAGGTAACTTACCGCCTTCACTTGCGTACTCCCAAAGAGTTTTAGCTATAAGCTGTGCGTTATTGCCTCCTGTAACACCTACCTCTACACCTTTAGTAATTGCTTTTGTTAAAGGGTCTAGGTTTTCCATAACAAAAGTGTTATCGCTAAAGTTTTCAGCTAAGTTTTCACCTACGACCTGATTAACACTAGGCATTCCTGCTAAGTCCATGGCAGGTATAATAGCACCTAAAGTATTGCCACTTTCAATAGCCTGAGCAATGTTTGTTACGTTTTTAATATTGTTAAACATTTCAGCTTGGGCTACAATTTCTTTAGTAGCATTACCTGCTTTTATAGCGTCATTAAGCTGTTTAGTATGTGCGCCCAGTCCTGCTGTAAAGCCATTAATCACAGCATCTTTAACATCACCACCCTGAGCCAAGGTTATAGCACCTGTTGCTAAACCAGTAGAAACACCTGCACCTAAGCCAGTAGCTGCTCCAATAGCACCTCCTAGCCCACCTGTAGCTACAGACATAATACCCGCTTTAATTAACTCAGGAGCTATTTGCTCAAACTTAGACGGACTATGATCATAATAATCATACTGTCCTGTGGCAGGGTTGTATTGGTATCCTCTATATTGGTCTTGCTCATAAACAGGCTGTAGTCCTGCGTTGCGTAACACCTGTGCTGTTTGCGTATCTTGAAATGCTTTAAAACGACCTGAATCACTTGCTCTAACTTGAGAGCCTAAAGCTGTTCCAATAAATCCTTGGTTTTGACGCTCGTCTTGAAATTTATCCTCACCCATTCCAAACAAGAAACCTTTGTCTCGTCTTGTTAATTCACGGTCTTTACGTATGTTTTCAGCAAGTGTAGGGTCAATAGCAAAAGGATTACCTGACAGTCTGCTTTGCTCTAAAGTCTGCCAGTTAATATTCTGAGGTTGCTGTGTAGGTGTGTTAACTATTTCAAGAGGATCTTGAGATAGCATACCCTGACGTCCCACGCCAATGTCTTGATTAGGAATACTCATTACCATTTAACCTTATCAGCCCAATAAGCCGCAGACATCTTACCCTTACTAATGTTTTTAGCATGACGAGCCTTGAAGGACTTTTTACGAGCCTTCTCACTAGCTGTCTTAGGAGACTTACCTGCACCACTAACACCCTGCTGACCGAAGCGAATAGTCTTAACTTTATCGCCCTCTTTAGCCACTACAACGTGTGACTTTGTAGGATGGTTAGGTGTACGCTTAGGCTTGTTGTAGCCTGATACACCTGCACGTTCTAGTCTACTGTCTTTTTTCTTCGTAGGCATTGTTAGCCTCCTTGGATAATATCGTTATACTCAACCACTGACACAATAGCTGTCATAGGCTGACTAGCACTAATTTGAATGTAATCCCCTTCACTCATCATAACAAACTCGTGGTACTCACCGCCAACATTAAAGAAGTCCTTAGCAGATAACACATGGTCGTCAAAGAACGTAAAGGTAGTATTAGACTGTTTGTTGTAGTAGGTTACGTCAAACGTACCGTTAGAGCCACTGATGTTACTAATCCAAATCAGACGCCACTCTGCACGTTTACCATTAGGGACTGTGTAGATGGTCTGGAGAGACGTTGTAGTTGTTAGTACATAAGACTTCTTAATCATTTACGTTTCTTCCCACTTGCTGTAGTAGACCACTTGACACGCTTGCTACTA